GCAGGTCTGCAAGGTTATTATGATAAGTGGGTTACAACCAACGATCATAAGAAAAGACTAATTGAAGCTTTTAGTTCTACTCTTGAAACCGAAGAAGAGGAGCAAGAAGAAGAATAATGGCTAGAAAGACCGCTAATGATGTTGCTGCTGATTTACGAGTGCATGAGAAAATGTGCGAGGAAAGATGGAAAACTATTTACAAAAAGACAGATGCCCTACAAAGCTCAGTTGATTATGTAAAGATTTGGCTCATTGGTGGTCTTACAACTATAGTAGCTTCTTTAGTTACTTTAATAGTCAAAACATCTATGTAATATGATTGAAAAATTAATTGATCCGATTAGCAATATTCTTGATAAGTTTGTTGCTGATAAAGATTTAAAGTCAAAGTTGCAACATGAGTTAGATCAAGAGCTACATAAAGCTAATATGGCTCAAGTTGAGATCAATAAGATCGAAGCTAGTCATAGATCAATATTTGTTGCAGGTTGGCGACCTTTTCTTGGTTGGAGTTTATCTTTTGCTATGGCTTGGCATTATGTGTTAGCACCATTAATTTTATTTATTGCAGGTTTCTTTGGTTATCAATTACCACAACTTCCTGAATTTGATATGGCTTCTTTAATGACTGTATTGATGGGAATGTTGGGATTAGGCGGCCTTAGAACAGTAGAAAAAATAAATGGCGTTGCTAAGTAATGGATAAACAAATCATTAAAGATCGCTTGATAGATTTTGAAGCTATGGTGCTTCAACCTTATAAATGTGCGAGTGGATTCCTAAGTTTGGGTGTAGGAAGAAATTTAGATGCCAATGGTATTAGCGAGGAAGAAGCACTATATCTTTTAAATAATGATATTGAAGCGGTCATAGAAAAATTAGATAAACATTGGAAGGTTTGGCGTAGCTTTCCGATTGCAGCACAATATGTTTGCATTGATCTTGTATTTAATATGGGTATCAATGCATGGATGTCATTTAGAAAAACCAGAGCATATATGGAGCTAGGACAATGGGAAGAAGCAAGTAAAGAATTACTAAATTCTAAATACGCAAGTCAGGTGGGAAGAAGAGCATTATTTAATAGTGAGGAGCTTGCCAAATGTCAAAGTCAAGCGAACAGCACCAAAGCAATTCAAGACTAGGAGCATTAGGCGAATCTCTAGTGCAAACATTTTTGCTTGAGTATTGCGATTGGTGTTATCCAACGCAAGACAAACATCCTGCTGATCTACTCGTTGAGTTAGGATCAGCTAAATATACAGTACAAGTTAAAACACGAAAGGAAACAAAAGAAGGAAAATATGTATTTGCACATGAACCATCAAGAGCAAAGTCTGAAGTATATCGGCATTACCATTGCGATATTTACGCTTTTGTATTCGTTGGTGCTAGAGGGAAGCGTATCAAGTTCCAACCAAATAACACTACGCAGAATTACTTTACCTTTACAAATAAACAGATAACAGACACCTTTGAGATAGATTCGCTACAAGCAACTTTAGAAGAACTAAGTTCAGTTCCAAAAATAAATAAGTTATAAATATTTGCATATCTATATATTTTTATATATATTGTCTTTGTGTTTAAGAAAAAAGGAGTAGTAAACATGGATAACTTAATTAAAGAACAAATAGCAGTTCTAGCAGCAACCTTAGAACAATATACATATGCTGATGAAACAGTATATGGTTGGCAAGGCAACTTGTTAGAGCTTGCTAATTACGATCTAGAAATTGAATATTACACTAGAAATATATATGGCAATTATGCAGCAGACGTTGCTGCTGTTTATAGTCAGTATATTTATTTAGTTAATATAAACATTCCTAGAGATGTAAGGATTCAAGCAATCTTAACAACTAGCAAAGAAGATAGAACTTATAAAAAGTATTTATCTAACATTATGAAATACTTTCCGCAGGAGGTGGCGTAAATGTACAAAGTAACAAGTGAAATAGAAAAACAACTACAAGATAAGAATGTTGAGTTTGCAGTTGGCAGTCTTTTGAGAACTAATAAACACTACAGTCCTGAAGTTGTGCAACAGGTTTTTAATCTTACAAAGAAACAAGCTAAACAATGTATCAACTTAGCTTTTGAAATAAAAGCACTAAATTATTTTAAGGAGGGTAAGTAAATGGAAACTACATTTAACTATTGGATTATGCAAGAGCCTAAGAAAAATGCTCATAGGCAAGACTTCAAAATGATCGCTAGGTATAGAGATTATGATGAAGCTAAGATTAGAATGTTGCGTGAACTTGCAAAAGGTAAGCGTAGCTACATCAAGTCGGTTAGATTAAACGATGGCGGCTATTATGGTCGGTAAACTAACTAGAGACGATATAGCTACTGCATCTATATCACCTTACTTATTTAATGAGTATAAGTATGGATCAAGGAATGAAGCACTTAAAAGGTGTATAGATGCCAAGCATGGTAAATCTACAAGGTTTGAGCAGACCAACATACAGAGAACAGGTGACGTGCTAGAGCCTGTTCTCATCACCGAAGGGTGCGAAAGATTAGGTATGACCGATATTCAAACTAATATTAATGTTGTAGCCAAACATCCTTATCTTTTATTTGAAGCATCATTAGATGGTTTAGCTCATGCAGATAACTTGGTTATCAAAGAGGA